CATTCGCAACACAGGAGGTAAAATAACATGTCTGGATTTTTCGAGATTGGCGAAAGAAAGCTCCGTCCCGGTGTGTACAAGCGTGTTGACAACGCTGGCGGCGTGGAGGCCGTAGGAGCCCGCGCCGGTATCTGCCTGGCAGTAGTAACCGGATCCTGGGGCGCACTGAATGAGCCCGTGCTTTTCACGGCCGGTGATGACATTGCATCCGTGATCGGTGAGGGCACCGGTGCAACCGTCCTCAGTGAGATGGTGGCTGGCGGCGTGCAGCAGATCGTTGTGGTCCGTGCTGGTACGGGCGGTACCGCGGCAACCCTGGCACTGAAGGATAACGCGGAGGAGAGCCCCGTCACCGTGGTTACCCTGACCGCGAAGCACCCCGGCGCAATCGCCCTGGCAGCGTCTGTCAAGACCGCCCTGGACGACACCGAGATGAAAGAAATCGTGCTGTACAACGGCACAACCCGCCTGGAATCCTTCCGCTTTGCTGCCGGCACCGCTGAGGTGGACGGAATCGTGGCAGCCCTGGCGGCTTCTCAGTTCGTAACCGCGACCAAGGCCGCAGCCGGAACTGGGACACTGGCTGACACCAACCAGGCGCCGTTCACCGCAGGCACGAACCCCACGGTGAATACCGCAGCGTACAGCGCGGCACTCTCCGCGGCAGAGTCCGAGGAGTGGGACATCATCTGCGTTGACACCAACGACACCGCGGTACACGCGCTCGTACAGAGCTTTGTGGACCGTGTGTATACCGCTGGCCTGTATCCGATGGCCATCATCGGTGAGCCCAGCACGGTTGAGTTTGATACCAGGATCGCACATGCCCTGGCGTACAACGATGATAAGATCGTGTATGTACTGAACGGCTGGAAAGACACCGCCGGAGTAGTCCATGAGGGCTATGTTGCTACCGCCAAGATCGCCGGCATGATCGCTGCGACCGCGGCCAACATCTCCATGACCCACCAGGTAATCCCCGGCGCAACCGCACTGTCCGAGCAGCTGACCGTTGCACAGATCAACAAGGCCCTGAGAAGCGGCTGCCTGTGCATGACCCTCAGCCGTTCCCGCCAGGTATGGATTGAGCAGGGTATCAACACCCTCACCACACTGGCAGCGAACCAGGACGCAGGCTGGAAGAAGATCCGCAGACTTCGTACCCGCTACGAGCTCATGAAGCGTATCGAGGAAACCGTGGAGCCGCTGATCGGTAAGGTCAACAACGATGAAAACGGCCGCGCAACCCTGATCGCAGCTGCCCAGCGCGTTATCGATGCCATGTACGGCGAGCAGAAGCTTGCAAGTGGCGGAGAGATCGTGGAGAGCAGAGAGTATAAGCCGCAGGGCGATTCCGCGTGGTTCGATATCGCTGTGGACGACCTGGACAGCCTGGAGCACATCTACCTGACCTTCAGATTCCGCTTCTCTGCTGAATCCTGAGGCAGTCATATAATGGAGGTATAACGCTATGCCGAACAACAATCCCGCAGCAATCGAAAACGCCCGGAACGTCCGCAGCGGTAAGGATGCCGCTATCTACGACGACCAGGGAACGCTGCTTGCGACCGTAGAGGTATTCACCTCTCAGTTCAATTTCAGCAACAGCGCATGGCAGCCCGTTGGATCCTTCCAGGCTTATGAAGTCCCGGTAGGATATACCCAGGTACTGAACCTGACCAACACGGTTGTCAAGGATGAGAAGTTCATCGAAGACATCATCGAGGCAAAGGAGAACGGCACTGTTCCGCACTGGAACTTCGTCGGTGCTATCTCTGCTGACAACGGCACGTACGAGAGGATGGTCTATAATGACTGCATCCCGTCCGGCAATATTGATATTCAGAACATCAATGCCGGGGACATCATCAAGCGTGGTCTTTCCCTTTTCTGCAATGGGAAGATCCGCAAACAGGGCAGCATGAGGGCCTGATGACGATAGTTTAATAAGATAAAATTACATTACTTTACGTATTGGGGCTATAGCATTTAATAAGGTGTTATAGTCCCAATTATTTATGGGAGGAGATCATAATGGCAGAAGTTATTGAAATGACTAAAGAAGAAAAGAACGCACTTGTCAGACAGTATGAGGATGACATTATCGGCGGGCTGATCGCAGCTGCGTCGTATAAAGAGGATGAAACCGAGATTGTACCGGTGGAAATCGTAAGAAACAATGCCGTTGTGCTGAAGTTCTCCATTCATCCGTTATCTGAGGATGACTACCTGCAGGCAAGGCGTGAACATACAGTATACAAGAGAAACAAGCAGCTCGGTACAAAGGTTGCTGATCATGTTGATACGGCAAGGTACCGTGCACAGCTGATTTTCAATGCCACCATCGAAGCCGACCAGGACAAGATCTGGAAGAATGCAAAGGCCTGGAACAAGCTGGCGGTGGTATCCGCTGTTGACCTTATTGAAGTGGTGCTGAAGGGCGGAGAGAAGGATGCAATCATTGATAAGATTGACGAAATCTCCGGCTACCAGTCCACCCTGGAGGAGACCACAAAAAACTGATTGAGGCGGGAGGAAAAGGCACCCTCTTGCATATCATATTTCAGAGACATCACATAGCACCCGACGAGTTCCTGAAAAAGGACCGTTGGGTGCAAGTCTTTATGCTGGAATCCATGAAGATTCAGATAAAGAACGAACTAAAAGCCAGAAACAAAGACGGAATTATCGAGGAGGAGGATGATGACTAATGCCTGAGACATTAAGAATTGATATACCGATTACGGCACAGGATAAAACCTCCTCCGGTTTAAGATCTGCACAAAGGGCCCTGACCGCATTCGAAAAAGTCCTGGAACGGGTAGACAAAGCACTGGACAGGTTCGACCGTAAGTACGAGATCGACTTAGAGGCGAACGACGGGGCCTCCGGAAAGGTGAAAGCCGCGCAGGATGCCGTGGACAACTTCGCAGGTACGAACGGCACGGCGAACATTGGCGTGAGCGATAACGCAAGCTCCATCGTGGACGCTGCCCGCGACAAGGTGGAAAGCTTCGGCGGTGCTTCCGGAAGCGCGGATATCGGTGCAAATGACAATGCCAGCTCCGTACTGGACGCGGTGATGGACAAGGCCCGGGCGTGGGCCGGCACTGCCTGGAACGCGACCGTGGGGGTCGTGGACACCGTCACTTCCCCGCTGTCCAAACTGGGCGGGGCCATTCGGAGCCCGCTGGCAAAAGGCGCTGCGGCGCTCGGCCTGGGGATGGGCGTCACGGATGTGATTGACACCTACAAGGAATTCGAGGCGCAGATGTCTGAGGTTTCCGCGATTTCCGGCGCTACGGGCGCAGCCCTTGACAGCCTCACGGCAAAGGCCCAGCAGATGGGCGCGACCACGAAGTTCACGGCTACCGAGGCCGGGGAGGCATTCTCCTATATGGCTATGGCGGGCTGGAAAACGAACGACATGCTGGACGGTATCGAGGGAATCATGAACCTGGCGGCAGCCTCCGGTGAGAGCCTGGGGAGCGTTTCCGATATCGTCACTGATGCACTGACGGCCTTTGGCATGGCAGCCGAGGACAGCGGACACTTCGCAGACGTTCTGGCACAGGCCAGCAGCAATGCGAACACGAACGTGGGTATGCTGGGTGAATCCTTTAAATACGTTGCTCCCGTTGCGGGTGCTTTGGGGTACAGCGTAGAGGATACATCCTTGGCTCTGGGCCTTATGGCGAATGCTTCTGTAAAAGGATCAATGGCCGGTACAGCCCTGAAAACATCCCTTGCAAACCTCGCGGCACCGTCTGAAAAGATGGCAACGTACATGGACAAATACGGTATTTCCCTGACCGGTGCGGATGGTGAGATGATGAGCCTGATTGAAGTCATCGAACAGCTGCGTGGAAGGATGGGCGGATTATCCGAGGCAGAACAGACAGCTGCAGCAAGTGCGATCTTCGGCAAAGAGGCTATGTCCGGAATGCTTGCGATTATCAATGCTTCTGAAGAGGATTATACCAAACTGAAAGACGCGATTTATGATGCTGACGGGGCCTCCAAACGTATGTCCGATACTATGTTGGACAACCTGGAAGGCAGCCTTACACTGATGAATTCCGCGGTTGACGGGCTGAAAACAAGTCTGGGAAGCCGTTTAGCACCTTATGTACAGAGCGTTGCTGAGATGATTGCAGGAGCAGTTCCGGGAGCCACAAAGGCACTGGACGGTCTTATGGATCATGTGGACGGAATCACGGACGGTGTAAAAACTAAGTTTAAGACACTCTCCTACTCCGAAGAATTCCAAAAGGCGGACCTGTTCGGCAAGGTAAATATCGCATGGAACAAGGTTGTTGCTGAACCGTTCACGAAATGGGCCGGTACAAAGGGAAAGCATCTGCTGTCAGGTGCCCTGGGCGGCCTGTTCGAAGAGGCTGGCAAAATCATTCCGGGCGGCGAGGAAGCCGGTCCGCTGTCCTGGCTGTCTGCCGGGCTTATCGCGAAAGGCGCGACTACGGCGATTTCCGGCATAGGGAAGCTCGTAGCGGCTGCCGGTACCATCAGCCCTGCGTTTGGCGTGGCGGCGGGTGCTGCTGCCGGTTTAGCCTCGGCCGTAGGCCTGATCAGCTTAGCTATTGACAATTACAACCAGAAAAAGATCAGCTCCTCTCTCGCTGACCACTTTGGAAGCATTGAACTCAGTGCAAAAGAAGCGAAAGAAGCAGCCGAAACAATCCTTAACATGGATTACCTGGTTGACATAGATTTTGCCATCAATGAGTACAACAATGCTGATGAACTGGCAACAGAAGCTGAAACATATCTGAAAGAAAACGAGGAAATCCTTTGG